GTCGGTTGGGTGGTAAGTATGGGTTTGCCGACGCGTCGGCTGCGATCCTCCGCGCAGGGTCTAACTTCTTTAACAAACAGAAGTCCCCCGAGATTGCTGAAGTCGTTAAGCGTGGTCTGGACTCTGGTGTGTTGCGTGAGCAACAACTTCGGGACATTGCTGAGTTCAAGAACATCGACTCCAAACTGGAGCGAATCAAAGCCGGTGTCGAGCGTATGACCAACTGGGCGTTTGCCAAGTCGGATATGTTCAACCGCGAAACGACGTTCTTGGCTGCCTATGAACTGGCTAAGAAGGCCAACAAAACTCCCGCCGGTACGTTTGATCAGAAGGCTTTTGAAGAAGCGGAACGTGCTGTCTACGACGTATATGGATCGTCCTTCCCGAAGGCTGCGCCTCCCATCATGGGCAATGGACTCGCCCGTACTGCACTGACCTTCAAGCGGTTCGCCATCGTACGTACTAACCTTCTGGTAAGCGCCGTGCGTGAGGCTGGTAAGGGGGAATCCAAAGAAGTCAGAGACGCCGCCCGTAAGGAACTTATCGGATACTTTGGTACTGCGTACGTGTTTGCCGGTGTTCAGGGTATGCCGCTGGTCGGTGCTGGTATGGCAATCGTATCGGCCCTGAATGGTATGTTCGGTGATGACGATGAACCGTATAACCCGGACTTCGCGATGCGCGAGGCTATCGGCCTCTTCAACTACAAGGGTCCCGTCAACTACCTGACTGGCGTTGACATTGCTAGCCGTACTGGTTGGACCGGTATGTTCTGGCGTGAAGACCCGAAGCGTATGGCTGAAGTCGGTCCAGTTACATACACCTTAGAGCAGTTCCTCGGTCCTGCGTATGCCTACGCCGTTGGCGTACCCCGTGCCTTTGACTATATGGCTAACGAACAGTACGGACGAGCCTTTGAGCAGTTGGCTCCACGAGCGATTGGTAACATTCACAAAGGTATTCGCTACGCCACTGACGGTGCTTACACCGCTAACGGTATGCCGCTGGTTGATGATGTGAACGCATACAACTCGTTCATGCAGGTCTTTGGATTCCGTCCTAGCGACGTTGCCGAGGCTGGTGAAGAGGCTGGTGCTGCTAAGCGTATGGAGAGCAAGATCTTCGAACGCCGTAACGCGATCATTGCCCGTGCTGCCTTGGCACAGATGAGTGGTGATGCTGAAGGGTTCATTACGGCTCTGGAAGAAGCCCAATCGTTCTCGGCAAGTAACCCGACGAAGGCGATTACCGGTAAGGTGATCAAGGGGGCGATTGAACGTCGTCAGAAGAAGATTCTGGATTCCGTAAACGGTGTACGGGTAGACCCGAAACTGGCTAACCAGATCTACGACGAGTTGGGAATCACTCCGTAAAAAGGACCCCTGCCGAAGCAGGGGCCAACTCCCTAAACAGGAGAACTAGAGTGCAGGGGCATTCTAGGGGGTACCCGCCACACTCGCAACCCATACATGTTGTTCTCAACAACATGTTTACACAACACCTCAACCTTCAAACGATTTGCCTCTTTTAAAACCTCCTTCTCCATAGCACGGCGATCTATGCACGGTATGAAGAAGGAGGAACCCGGTTGGAACTTATCCCATCTAACTAGGATTGGCAGGTTGTATATCTTCATCGGGCTTCAGAATCGCGCTCTCGTTGAAGAACTCTAACTTGCTCGTGTCGAACCACAGACACATAGTGGACGTACCCGCCCCAGCCGACGTACCGGCGAAAATCTGTTTACGCTTCGTGTAGCTACCGCCCGGATGGACAACGAGTGCTTTGCACTTCGCATACGGTTTTAGCGACTCCTCAAAGTTCATAGAAGTCTTTTCACACTCGGCCCGGTAAGCTGCTGTCGATACGTACAACATCTTTGTGTCAGGCTCGTACCGCATGGTGAGCGCATTACGCGGCTCCTTGATCGGCCCGTGGTCCAGTCCGTTACGTTTGTCGGCCCTACCGTTGATAACAAGAATCTCGTTGAAGTGGCGCTGCATAAACACGCCCAAGAACTCGTCACCGTCGAACAGGAACTCGCGGGTCTTCGCCCGAGTGACCCTAATCAACTCGATACCGAAATCAAACACTGGCTTAATTGGAATGTCGTGCAATCCCAACTTCTTAGCAATCGTCGCACCCGTCATGGCCAAGGCTACGATCAAACTCCAGTACCGTTCTGAAGGGCGTATTCCTGCCTCTGCGTCTACCTTCTTACGCATCTCCTCCAATAGATCCCTTACGGCAGGGAGTTGCGATAGAACCGCTTGCATATATGGCTCTATTGCGTGGCCATAGTTTTTCAGAAGTGGTTCAAAGTGTTCGCGGGACCACGTTGCTTCCGCTCCTTCCTCTTGCAGAATCTGGATTTCCAGAACGCGCTTTAGTTCACCGTCCGGGAACCCCTTCATCGACATAAGTACGTCAAGCACAGACCGGTTGGATGAAGTGACCATGCCAGTCTGGAACGTGCTGTTGTTGCTACGTTCGCTGTTCTCGTGCTGCTTCATACGGTTCTTGCCACGGCCCGACGTAACGTCATAAACCTGTTGTGACATCTGATCGGATGCCATGTTGGTAATTTCGTCCATCGTCACGGCAAGGTTCTGCATGACACCAAGGCGGTTCATACGAGAGTTATATGTATCCTTGGGAGCCAGCGTCAGTTCCTTCGGACGCCCGTAGATACTGTTGATCGCATGAAGGATCGTAGTCTTACCCGTACCGGAGTCACGGCTAACCAAGTTAACCAAGAACCCATCCAACCCAGTGAACCGCATCAGCGGCGTACCGAATCCTAGGAAGAACGCGAACGCTCTAGCCTCAAGCCCCGGCTTGCCGTAGTGGTTAATGATTTCCTTCCACTTCTGGAAGTCACCCTTCGGTTCAAAGTAGTGGATGTGCGGTAGGGTCGGAGCAGACGGAGGGCTGTATACAACTTCCGTAGCCTTGATCTCACGATCCCCAATAATCACCGACGAATTGTCTTCGGTCCAACCAAATTGTTTGTGTGCCTTTTCTGCCTTATGTTTCATAAGTTCATCAACCCAAGCCTTCACATACTGCATCAGCATTTCTTGCTTCTTGCCAAGCAGCACTATTCCTTGCCCGGCCACCATAGCCATGAACTTGTCTCTGGAAACAACCGTAGTTTTAGGCATGATGAAGTCCCGCACACCGTCTCGCGGGGTATGCAGCCGACACAAAAGCGTGTCTAGCAGGTCAGGATCAATCATGCGCTTCACGACGTAAAAGTCGTGCTGGTACAGGAGTTCTTCAGTTTCCTCCTCGTCACCGGCTTTGTTCTTCTTGGTGGTCTTGTAATAGACACCACCGTTCTTACCACGGAAGAAGGGGAACGGAAACTTCGGGATGTGGTACTGCTTGAGTTCCTTGGTTACTTCTTCAACTTCCGTTACTACGCTCTGCTCCGGTGTGGCTTCCACTACCCGTTCGGCAAGCGCAATAGGGGTAGCAATCTTGTGAGGACACCCTTCACAGCCTGTAGGATTTAGGATACGGAAACGTTCGCAGGTGTACGGCCCGTTCGTACCGTTGGCCATCTTCTCTGTGGCTTCAGCCGAATAACCGGGATGCCCTTGAGAGATGATGTGGATTGCCTTGTCCCGGTCGGAACACTTCTGAGCAATACTCAACCCACCGCGCCACATATCGTAACTAAGTTCGGCACGGTTGTTATAGATGTGTACGATCTGAGCGCAGCCCTTACCTTCCAGTGATCGCATCAGAAGGTCTTTAAACTTGGCGACCTTGTTCCCCATCAGCGATAGGGTCAGTGGATCTAGTTCCCGCTTGTACTGCTGCTTGTTCGCTTGAGCCAGAATCTCGAAACTTGGCTCAAGAAGTTTCTCTATCTCGTCGAACGTGAGTTCCGGGGCCGCATGTAGTACCTCGACCAGAATCGGATTGGTCGGGTCCTTAACGTGGTACGTACCGGGGATACGCAGAATACGCGCAGCCTCTCCAGTAACGACCGGATCAACTTCAAACTTATGCTGTACGCAGAGTTGCTTAAGGCACTCCGCATGTGTGGTCCACTTCTCGCGTGGTAATGCCTGATCACAAACCCAATACAGGTGAGCGCCCATACCCGACTTCACAATCGTGGGGCGTGGTAATCCAGTAACCTTGCAGAAAGCGCGTAGAGCCAGCAAGCCTTCGTTTAAATCCGAGAAGGGTTTGCCGGGGCCGCAATCAAGATCAATGTAAAACGACTTTAGAGCAATAGCGTTCTTGGTGGTACGGCGTTCTTCCGCACCGTACTTAGCCATCGCAAAAAATGCGTTGTACTTGGTATCTACAAATTCGTCTGCATGGTCTGAAATCTCGTCAATACTACGTACAAATCGTTGGCGGACATCCTTGTCCTCTCCATCTTCCTTGATGCCAACCGTACAGTAGGACTCACCTTCTTCCAAAGATGGAAGGACCAAGGCAAGAAAGTCCTTACGTGAAAGCATAGCCGTCCTCTAGGCCGTCAATATAAATGGGCAGGGGCGGACGGCAACGCCCTCTTCGGTAGCTAACCTAGCCCATTCAACCTTAAGCTAATTTATCTATTAGCTTTTGAACCTGTTCTATGTGCTTAGCCGAAACTTCGTGCTTACCAATGAACCATGAGTACACGGTAGGCCGACTTACACCAAGGTAATCCGCTACGTCTTTGGCAGGGATATTCAGCTTCACACAGATCTTGGCGAGTTTCACACCCAACAAGAACGGATTAGCGTCGTATATCGCCTGTACCGTTAACGTGGAATACCCACGAGAAACCATTAGTCATCCCACTCAGCGAGGATCTTGGACAGATCAGGCTTGGCAGCATCGGCTTCTTCGGCTTTCTTGGAAGTACGCTTAACAGGTTCGGTTACTTCTTCAACTACAACAGCCGCAGCAGGTTCGGCTTTAGGAGCAGACAAGCGCGGCTTGGCGTTATCCGCCTCGGCTACGGTCATAGTGATTGCTTTCTTGGCAGCATCCGTGTTGCCCTGATCAATGGCCTTCTGGTGCTGTGCCGCATCCAAGAAACTTACAGGCTTGAAGTTAATCTTCGGCGTAGCGCTGTTGGTATCAAAACGCATTTCGGTAACGACCGCCGTGATCGGGATACCCTTACCGCCCAAGAACTTGGCGTAAGCCTGAAGCGGCCACTTACCTGCTGCGCCTTCACCAAAGATAGACGTAGACGGAAGCGTCAACTGGAACACATCCCCGCCGACATCGTTCGCCAGAACGACAGCGATACGCTGGCTATAACGGCAAGCACGGCTGTTACCCTGACCCGATCCCGGTACGTTCATCGGGCAATCAAGACAACGCTTTGACTGCGGAGCCGTGGCCTTTTGGTCAGGTACTTCACCATCGGCAGACCAGCAATCCGGGGCAATAACTTCGCCACCTTCCTGATACTGCTGTGCGTAGTACGTACGGGATACCTTCGGGGAAGCAGCGACGATAACCACGTTCATGTGGCGATCTTCATTCTGTGCGACTTCCTTACCGTTGATCACCATGCGCCATACACCACCCTTGATGGAGATACGCTTGATGGACGAGCCAGTACCGCTGCCGCCCATGAGGGCTTTGGTAGTAGCGTCAACTTGCAGGGTCTTCAGATACTCCGGTAACCCTGAATCTAACATTGCGAGTTCGTTGCTCATATGCGCTCCTTAGCGTTTCACAATAACGACTGTCTGGTTAAGGTCTGCCTGTAAACCGGGCGGGTGAAGGTTTGGGTTCTCTTCAAGAAACTGCGCCATATTACTGTTGTTAATACGGTGCTGCATGAGCGAGAAGGCGTCATTCTCTTTGATGAACTTGAAGAACGAATCCCAATCGCTAGTCCAATAATGTTTGTTGATACGTCGCGAGATCGTACCGTGTTGAGTACGAATCGTCGTAGCCCCTTGGTCCTTGCAAATCGCCAACAACTGTTCGGTAAGTACGTCCAGTTGTTCTTTGAGTTTCTCGTCTTGCTTTGCGAGTTCTCGTCGGGCTTCCCGTATCTTCACATAAACTTCTGCTAGTTTTTCTGCGTTCATTTCACTCATAGTATTCTCCTCACGGGTTTATGAATTTAGCTCTCCTACTTTACATTGTCAAGCGACTCCTCGACAAAATTTCGATATAGTTCGACCAACTTTGTGTGTACATCCAATTTCTGAGACAACATCTTGTAGATGCGTTGCTCAACCGGACTGCCTTGCAGGTGCACGACCGTACAGGGGTGATGTTGACCCGCACGGTGAACTCGGGCGTTTGCTTGCAAATAAGTCTCAATAGACGTTATTGGACCCCACCAGACAACCACGTTGGCAGCGTGTAGCGTTACGCCGTGTGCTGCGGCTTGTGGCTGAATGACCAACACTCGTGGGTCTTTATCTTCTTGAAACTTCTTGAAAATTTCCGTGCGTTTGCTTACGGGTACAGCCCCGTTGATGATCTCGCATGGGATTTTGTTGGCAGTTAATTCCTCAGCAATGATCTCAATAGCATGACGATATGGAGCGAATACGATTACCTTCTGGCTCGCCTCCTCGACGACCTCCAGTAGCGCCTTCATGCGGTTCTTCGCATCGAACGCAACCACCTCACCACTATCCGAGTAGACCGCGCCACATGACAACTGGAGCAGTTTGTTTAGGCTTGCCGCTGCGTTTACCGCCGTGATCTCTTCACCGGCAGCAATAGTCAACATCTGTTTACGAATCTCTTCGTAGTAGGTCTTTTGCTGCGGGGTCAATGGTATGTCACG